TCGCCATGGAGTCCATTGAGGTCACCTTCAACGGCCAGGCGGACTTCAACAAGCGCGTCACCGCCGTCATCAACCGCAATGCGGACCTGATGTACCGCACCTACGTCCAGGTTGTCCTCCCCGCCGTCGACCTCGTCAACGGCTCTACCAACCTGAACCGCTTCCGCTGGCTCAACTACATCGGCCACCGCCTCATCAAGGTGGTTGAGCTCGAGATCGGCGGCCAGCGCATCGACCGCCAGTACGGCGACTGGATGCAGATCTGGACCCAGCTCACCCAGGATGCGGGCACCATCGACGCGCTCGATGACATGATCGGCAACAGCCACGACCTCGTCCTCATGAAGGACCGCAAGGGCTACTCCCTCGATGCCTCTTGCGCCGGCGCTGAGCTCACCAACTCTTGCGCCCCCCGCGCGGGCACCCCGGCCAAGACTCTCTACATCCCCCTCCAGTTCTGGTTCTGCCGCAACCCCGGCCTCGCGATCCCGCTCATCGCCCTCCAGTACCACGAGGTTCGCATCAACGTCGAGTTCGAGCAGTGGATCAACTGCTGCTACTACGAGCAGACTGGCGCGACTGCCCCGGCCACCTCCATCCAGTCCCTCACCGCCGCGTCCCTCTACATCGACTACATCTACCTCGACACTGAGGAGCGCCGCCGGTTCGCCCAGCAGACCCACGAGTACCTCATCGAGCAGCTCCAGTACACCGGCGCTGAGTCGATCACCTCGTCCAGCAACAAGATCCAGCTGAACTTCAACCACCCCGTCAAGGAGCTTGTCTGGGTTGTTCAGCGCGACTCCTTCGTCGACTGCACCCCGGGCCAGAACTTCATCACGGAGGTCAACGGCACCCAGCCCTTCAACTACACGGATGACTTCACCACGGAGGGTGTTGTCATGGACATCCTCGCCCGTGGCTCCCTCGGCGGCGGTGCTGCGACCAACCAGATCCCCACCACCACTGGCGACGGTCCCTCTGGCCCCTACCTCCCTGGCCTCGGCGTCAACCCCGGCCCCTCGCTGGGCGGTGCGTCTTGGCTCGACTCTGGCTCCGACCAGGGCGAGGAGGTCTTCGCGGCCACCACCAACTACCTCCTCGCGAAGGTTATCCTGTCCTCTGGCGTCAAGTGCGAGGGCAAGAACCCCGTGGAGGTCGCCAAGCTCCAGCTCAACGGCCAGGACCGCTTCACGGAGCGCGAGGGCCGCTACTTCGACGTTGTCCAGCCCTACCAGCACCACAGCCGCACCCCGTCCCGCGGCATCAACGTCTACTCCTTCGCGCTCAAGCCCGAGGAGCACCAGCCCAGCGGCACCTGCAACTTCTCGCGTATCGACAAGGCGACCCTCCAGCTCACGGTGTCCGTCAACACTGTCCGCTCTGGCCGCACTGCGCAGGTCCGCGTGTACGCCGTGAACTACAACGTCCTCCGTGTCATGTCCGGCATGGGCGGCCTCGCGTACTCCAACTAAACACCAGAACTCCAAGGTCGTCGGGGGAGGAACACGGGGGAAACCCCACACCTGAGCGCACAGCTGTGCCTTGAGGTGTACCGACGAGATTCGCCACTCACGCCGAATTCTGGGTAAGGCGAGATACCACGTATCGCTGTACTCCATGAAGAGAGAGCTGATCGCGTGCTTGCTCGATTGCTTCCAGATAGGGGAGTGGGTCGATGGCACTGAGGCGACGGACAATCTCCGCGGGATCTGTGATCAAGGACTCTGGGAGTCGGATTGAAAGTGTAGACCAGTCCAGGATGTCTTCCATGGGGAGATGGGGAACATCCATCAAGAGGACAGGAATTGAACGAGCCTGAATGGCCTCGTAGACACGCCAACTCGATACACCTGCTCCACGGGGGCATAGAGAAAATAGAGTCGAACTCAGGGTTCGAAGGTATGCGTCATCGTAGACCTGTTGATGAACAATGTCGGAGCGGTTTGCGGTTTGGATTGCCTGGACAAATCGTCTCCTCACCTCATTGTTCGGTGTCCCGACAAACGAGGAGAAGATCGTCTTTGCATTGCGGTAGGGGTTGTCTGAGAGATTCCAGAAGGGCAAACAGATATCGTTGGGGCTGGGGGAGGAGGTCCATCCATGGTTGAGGATGCGAACATTCTTGGGAATCCGGTCGTTGTACTTCGCGAAGTCGTTGTCATGATTGTAGAACGCAAGGCAGGTGTGGTTCGGATAGGACCTGGACATGTCTCGAAGAATTCGCATCATCAGTTCACCTTCACCCCAATATTCCAAGAGCTCAAGGTAGAGTCCGAGCACGATGACCGCTCCGGGTTCGGGTGTGTCGACGCGCGTGAAGAGCGAAAAGTCTTTGGTGCGAATGTGTCGGGACAGCTCTGTCTCCGTCAAAATGGCCGGAGTGTCAAGAACATCCCATCGTGTCTTGAGATAGTCGCGCACCTTCGGAAGGTACCGGTCCAACCGATAGAGCCGGAACATCTCCGTCCCCGGAAGATAGTAATACCGCATTCGTTTCTAATTACAGAGACAGTGTCCGGTAAATAATATGATCCCGGTTCTCTTTCTTCACCGAGGCCGTCATGCGTACCTCCAGAAGGCGATTCATCAAGCCAAGCGGATGGGAAACTACGTGATTCTCATCGGAGACGCCCAGATGGACGGCGTCGATGAGTTCCATTCGATCGCGGACTACGATAGCGTGCTCGCAGAGGTCACGTCCTTTTACGTGCATCTGTCCACAAACTCTGTCGCCTTTGAACACTTGTGCCTTGCACGGTGGTGCATTCTCGCGGCCTTCCTCAAGACGTCGCGATGGGACACCGTGTATTATTCGGATTCCGACGTCTACCTGTATTTTCGTACGGACGAGGTCTACCCGACGTATCCCGATGGGCATCTCCTGTATACCCTGATGTATGACCAGCCCGGCGTTCGCTGGTCTGCGTCCGGATGCTGCTCCTTCTGGACCCGCGAGTCCAGTGCAGCCTTTGACACCTTCATTCGGAGCACCTATACGACCAACCTCCCTCTCTTGATGAAAAAGGCAACCTACCATCGGGAGACAAACCTCCCAGGTGGAGTCTGTGACATGACCCTTCTCTATCTGTTCGCGCAGACCCGGCCTCATATCCCCCTCAATCGAGTCCATGCAGGATGTGCGTTCGACCAAAACGTTCGGGACAACGACAACTACTACAAGGACGAATACAAGAAGACGCAGATCCAGTGGCGGGGCGGACTTCCCTATCTTCAGAACACTCGGACTGGAGAGTGGATTCGATTCTATACGCTCGTGGAATACGCGAAGATGCAGTGATTTCCCCCGAAACGATGTCTTCGCTACAGACAATGCAGATTTCCATGAGTGCGAGCGAACAGGTTGTTCTCCGGTCTGCCCTCGAGAGATGTACCCGCTACGCAGAATACGGAGCCGGAGGGTCGACCTGCCTTGCTGCATCGATTCCTTCCATTACCTCTCTCGTCTCGATTGAGAGCGACCCTGCATTTGCCTCGGACGTGCGGGCTGTCTGCCCACGGGGAGAGGTTCGCTGGATCAACCTGGGCCCCATCTCCAGCTACGGGCATCCCCGCGATGACGCGATGAAATCGGCGTGGCCGACGTACAGCGACCAGGACTTGTCGGACCCGGACCTCGTCCTTGTCGACGGCCGCTTCCGGGTGGCCTGTATGGCAAACGTCCTTCTGCGCTACCCGAAGGCAACGCTCTTGGTTCATGATTTCCCGTTCCGGACTGAATATCATGCGATTTTGCAGTTTGTCCACGTGCGCTCAACCACAGACACCCTCGTTACGCTTCAGAAGAAGGAGGAGGCGGATGACATGGCGATTCTTGCGCTGTATGAGGCGTATCAGTTTGAACAGGCGTAAAGAGCACGTCGTCGGCATGGAGCGTGCTACAGAGAACAAGAAGAAGTGCACCCGGTGAGAAATGCATCACAATGTAATTGTCCGGAGGGACGACAAGAGCCTGGGTGTCCGTCTCGAGGGTGGTGACCTTGCCCCCAGCTTCCACCTCAATTCGGCCCGTTAGACAAATCAAACACTGGGTCGTCGTCTCACGATGCCCGTGGTAGCCGCGCGACCCGCCGTCCGGCAGACCAGAAATATAGAAGACACGACGGATTGGAAACCCAACGTCCGTGTCTTCGAGTGGAACAAGATACCCCGGTTTTGCATTCCGCCTCCGCGTGAGATGGAGGACATAGGGTTCCATTTACGAACGGCGCGTCTTGTTTCTCTAAGAGATGACCGCATTAAACCCGCTTGGAACGACCTTCCGGATCCCGATGAGCGATATCAAGGACTACAACGCCTCCTTTGCCGAGGGGTTTGGAGCCGATGTGCAGACGTTGCTCGGACACGGACGCTATATTCTTGGAGGGGAGGTGGCGACGCTTGAGGACGCGCTGGCCAAGACGATTGGCGTGAAGCACGCCATCGGAGTCTCCTCAGGGACGACAGCCCTTGAGCTTGCCTTTCGCGCGATGAATCTCTCTCCCACGGATGAGATCATCCTTCCTGCGAATACGTACATTGCGTCAGCCTTTGGAGCCCAGGCATCCGGCGCAACCCTGGTTCCCGTCGACTGCACCGAGGATGGGATTCTCGACCTGGCGGCGGTGGAGGCCGCAATCACTCCGAAGACCCGCGCGATTCTGGTCGTCCATCTCTACGGAGATTGCTGCGACATGTACGCGCTTCGTGCCCTCTGCCGCGGGAAGTCCATTCGCATCGTGGAAGATTGTGCGCAGTCCTTCGGGTCCCTGTACAACGGAATCCCGCTTGGAGCCTGGGGCGACATCTCGTGCCACAGCTTCTATCCGTCGAAGAATCTCGGTGCAATCGGAGATGCGGGCGCCATCCTCACGAATGATGCCGCGATCGCGACCACCTGCCGACTCCTGCGCAATCTCGGAGTGTCCGCGAAGTACATCCACGACATCCCCGCAACCAACGGTCGGATGGACACGCTGCAGGCCCTCTTTCTGCTTCGCAAGCTTCCTGACGTCTCGCGTGTGATTGAGGCGAAGCGGCGTGTGGCCCAGCTCTATACAGAGGCGCTGGGAGACCTCCATCTCCGCGCACGGGACCCGCGTGTCTCTCATTCCTACCACATCTACGCCATCAAGGTTCAGGACCGCGATACGGTCATGGCACGCCTCGCAGCCGCCGGAATTGAGAGCCTCATTCACTACCCCATTCCCTTCTACAAGAGCAAGGCCTTCGCAGAGATGAACCATCTGACCTTCCCGGTCACCGAACGTCTCGCTGCAACGATGGTGTCGCTTCCCATCTTTGCAACCCTCGAGCCCAAACAGATTACAGAGGTTGTCCAGCAGGTGTATAATGAAGCACCTCGTCGCAGTCTCTGATTCCAAATACCTTCCGTACGGGCTCGCCCTCATCGAATCCCTTACGCAAACCGCAACGCTTCAGTGGACTCTGCATTATTACTGCATGGACCAACCGACCTTCCAGGGTCTCTCCAGGCTTCGCATTCCGAATGTGGTTGCCTATCCGCCGGAGACCCTCATTCCCTTCGGTCTCACGCTCCCGGGAAGCCAGGAGTTCAAACTGCAGGTCCTTCGCAAGGATGACTTCCAGGCGTTCTGCTGGACCCTCGCAAGCGTGTTTACGCGCTATCTCATGAACACGCTCTCCTGCGATTCGCTGACCTACATCGACACCGATATCGTCTTCTACAAGGATATCACTCGACTCTTCGAGGCCTTTGGAGAGAAGCACTGCGGCATCTTCCGCCATCGTCATTTCGACCTGTCCAAGTCCTATGTCGAGGGGCACTACAATGTCGGCGTGGTCTATTTCCGCAACTCCTCGATCGGACGCCGGCTCTTGAATTGGTGGGCCGATGCCGTCGTGAGCCGGACACCTCCGCAGTACGCGACCTGCGGAGACCAGAAGTTTCTTGAGTTCTTCCCGCTGGTCTGTGCGCCGTCTGAACTCTACGTCGACACCGGAATCGGGCACGGGGCCTCTTGGCAATGGGAGGTCTATGACCTCTCGCGTCTGTCCGAGAAGGTGATCGGATGGAACGGAGAGACTCAGGACCTCGTCTTCAACCACTTCTCACGCTTCCAGTACAGCCTCGAGGACAAGACGTTCAGCTCTAGCTGGTTCAAGCCCGACCATCTCATCTGGAGGACACCCGCCCTTCATGCCCTCCACATGGACTATGTGCACGCACTTTCACGCGCCCACGACAGGCTAAACAAATGAAGATTGCCGTCGGGATGATCGTCTTCGAGGGAGACTACGTGCTTCGCGAATGTCTCCAGCAACTCTATCCCCATGTCGACCAGATTGTCATCGCCGAAGGTCCCGTTCGCTTCTGGCAGGAGCAGGGGCGCACAACATCGACCGACCGGACCAACTCCATTCTGGACTCCTTTCCTGACCCGGACTCCAAGCTGCGCGTCGTTCACGGCCAGTTTGCCGAAAAAGACGATCAGTCGCGGGCCTATCTGTCGCTGCTTCGCGATGACATCGACTATCTCTGGATGGTCGACTCCGATGAGGTCTATCGCACAGAGGACATCCTCAAGATTAAGGCCCTCCTGGCTGCAGAGGCTCCGACCTCCGTCGGCGTCCAGAGCTGCAGCTTTTACGGCGGATTCTCGCACTACCTGACTGGGTTTGAGCTCAAGACGGACAACTTCCTTCGCATCTTCCGCTATGTTCCGGGGTCCACGTGGAAGACCCACCGCCCTCCGACGATGTCCTATCCGGCCGACATGCAGACCAAGCACATCTCGAGCGATGAGCTCTATCAGAAGACGGGTGTTCAGATGTATCACTACTCGTACGTCTTCCCTCGCCAGGTTGCAACCAAGACGAACTACTACAAGACCTTTGTCTCGGGCGGAACGATTCCAAATTACTTCGAGCGCGTCTATCTCCCGTGGGTGCGGGGGTCCACGCTCCAGCGAAGCCTGCTCGAGCGGATGTATGTGGGAGTCCACGAGTGGATTCCGGCGCGTCGTGGTCCGTGCTATACGGCCCCGTTTCGCGGGACGCATCCCGAGGCGATTCAGGCCGCGATGCCCCAGCTGCTCCAGGCCTTCCGCGCTCAGCTCGGATAGAACGACAAGGACTCATCCCATCGGATCGCAGGAGACCCGAGCTGCGAGACGTGCTTGTTGTGACGATATCCGAAACTTCCATCGTGGTGGACTCCAAACCCAACAAGGGGAGCCAGACACCAGATGACCATTGCATGAATATTTGCATCAAGCCATCCGTGCTTGAGACACCCGTGGTCCGTCTCCAGACGGTCGACGTATGCGCTCACAAGCGGATGCGACCAAAGCCGCAGACTCGACAGATGAAAATTGTTGTACGGCGCAAGTCCTGTGTACTGTCCGTTCTGGACAACCCCCTTCGAGGTCAGCCAGCGAAGGAGTGTCGGAATGTCACTCCCGTAGCCCGCAGTCTTGAGAAACGCAAGCGTCCACTCAAACAGCCCCTGGTGGTCCTTGAGGTCATAGAAGAGAGACCGATAGACGTAGTCGTGGGAGAGAAGGGTGTCCACGTGCTCCGGCGTAATCCACGGCGCCTGGAAGAAGGCATCGTCGTCCAGCCGCATATAGTGGGTGTACGCCTGAAGCGCCGGGTGGCGCTGGAGCTGACCACTGAAGAACCGGCACATCAGGACATAGCCCTTCGGGAAGGTGTGCTGGACAAAGAGGTCGTCGTACCCGCTGAAGTCCACCTGATGGTACTGAAGTCCGGGCGGAAGACTCGCCATCTCCTCCTCGGTGTAGTCTTCGTGAAAGACCATCGTGTCGATGGTTGGGAATTGCTGACGGGTGAGACGAAGGGATGCCGCAAGAATCTCAAGCTTCCGCGCGCCTCCGAACTGGGCTCCGACCCGCCTGTCTTTTGGACTTGCGAGGTAGACGATACACCAGGGCATTTATAAGAACAGCACGCAGACACACTAAATGACCGAGGCCTGGAAAGATGACCGTCTCCCTGAAAAGCAGCTCGCGCTCAATCGGAGTGAACTCGCAAATGCGTATCCTGCCCACTGGGTCGCGATGCTCGCCTGTCTTCAGCACGTTCCGGCTGGACTCCGGCTCTACGACATTGGCTGTGGAGTCGGATCCACGGCCCAGCTTCTTCGCCAGGAGAATCGCCCGTACGGCTATCTCGGTCTCGACTTCTCTGAGGCGATGATTCGAACGGCGACGGAGGCCTGTCCCTTTGCAGAGTTCGTCTGCGAAGACTACCGCACCACATCACGCACGTTCCGGGATGGCATCCTCTATTGTACGGGGCTGCTCGACATTCTCCAGGATGGTTGTGCAGGACTTCGACACCTTCTCGCACAGGGAAGCCCCTATGTCCTGCTGAATCGCGTTCAGATTGCAGACAGAGCCTCCCTTCGCGTCTACAAGGCCTACGACCTCATTGACTGCTACAGCTACACGTTTGCGGAGAGCGACTTCCTTCGAATCATTCGAGAGGCCGGCTATCGCATCGTGACTCGGTCGGGGTCCTGTTTTCTGCTGGCGGCATAGACTTTCTTGCCCTACCATAAATGGAAGGTGAACAAACTGCAGGCGCGCGCAAGGCTATCGGCTCTCGGGCTCAGGTGATGCACAACACGGCCCACCACACTAGCGGTGGTCTGACCAAGCGGGACCTCAAGTACAACAAGTGGGGCCGCATCGTCTCCAAGAAGCGCTCGACGCTCGCCAAGAAGACCCGTCGCCTCGAAAAGGCCGGCTACAAGGCCACCAAGGGCAAGTTTGGCGTGAAGAAGGTGAAGAAGGGCGGCGCTGAGGACGAGGAGTAAACTCTCGGGGAAAGATAATGATTCCTTGGACAGCTCTGTTTGCTGCGACGGCATGGGTGGACTTCGCCGTCATCGTTCTCTCGAAAGTCTTTCCGTTGACCAAGTCCCTCGCAACGTGGTACGCGGACTTCGGTCTCAATGCAGTTGCGATGGATGTCCTTGTCATCGTGCTCGGCATTGCCCTCGCGAAGCTCCTGTTTCCGGCGGCCTCTGGTCTCACACTTGTTGGGATTGCGGTGGCGATTCAGATCGTCCACGACCTCCTCTTCTACTTCATCATCCTCATCGTTCCTCCCGGAGAGAACCGCGTGATGGACCTCTTCAAGCGGTATGCAGCGGAAGGATCGTGGAAGATTCTGGTCGCCGATTCGGCGATGGTCGCAGCCTCTGTCTATGGAATGGAAGCCCTCGACGCTATGTTCACGGATGACCAGGTTCTCTGGTCGGGGCTCCTGGGGCTCTATTCGCTGCTGTATATCCTCTATACCAAGTAGCAAATGGGAGGAGGCCTCTTCGGAACTGAACTCGCACTCAATCCTAAATGTCTCGTCTTCTCAGCCTTTGTGCTGATCATCTACTGGCTCCCGCATCCTGTCGCGTTGAGCCATCGGATCGTCATGAACTTCATCCTGGCGTGTCTCGCGTACGTTGTCCTCGCATGGTACGACCTGCTGTATTCCTGCACGGACCAATTCAAGCCGACCCTCTTGGGCTGGATGTGGAAGTGGGCCAAGCCGCAGGAGTACTCGGACAAGTACGATGCACTCCCTGAGCGCGAGAAGAAGATCATCCGCACGGTGGATGTCGGCATTCTCATTGTCCTCTTGGCCCTCTTGGCCTACCCCTTCGTCGTCAAATCTCGCTAAAGCACAATGGACATTCCTACCAACGCGACAACTGACAAGTCCACAGACCGTGAGTCCGAATTTACCACAGTCCTTGGATTTCGAATCCCCACTGAGCAGATCTGGAAGGTCGCTGTCGGAATTGGTGCCGCGACTCTCTTCGTCCTCGTCTTGATCTTCGTCCTCATGCCCTCTGGCTTCTCCTTTCTCGCCGCCAAGAACGCCACGGGTCTCGTGAGCTATATGGGTCTCTTCGCGAGCTACATGATTGGATTCCTTCTCATCGCCGGAGCCTTCTTTGGAACGATTGTGGGAATCCTCTATGCCATCTATGGCCCGCGGTAAGCGACTTACAAGTCCCGCCGAGGGGTATACAAAATGAGCGACGACATCGTAGTAGCGAAGACGGTTCAGACGGCCCCTATCCGCACTCTTGCTGAAGGTCTGAAGTCGATGCTTGTCGAGATGAGCTTGGTCTTCGACGCCGATGGAATCCGCATGGTGGCGATGGACAACACCCGCACCGTCTTTACCCACATGCGTCTCCACGCAAACAAGTTTGAGCACTACGAGTACAACCACTCGGCGCCCAAGTTTGACGTTGGTCTCAACACCGACCACTTCTACCGTGTCGTCAAGACCGTCACCAACGACGACACGATCACCTTTAGTGTGTCCAAGTCTGAGTCCAATCACCTCACCATCACACTCGAGAACGGCGAGAAGAAGCGCCGCGTTCGCTACAAGATTAACCTCCTCGACCGCGACGAGTCGGATATCAAGATGCTCGACACCGAGTTCGCCACGCGGATTACCATGCCGTCTCTCGACTTCCAGAAGATCTGCCGGGACATGACCCTCCTGTCTGCGAAGACGGTGGACATCAAGAACATCGGGAGCACGCTCACGTTCACCTGTAAGGGTCCATTTGCCTCGCAGACAGTGACCCTCGGAGACAGTGCGTCTGAACTCAGCATCTCCAAGAAGGAGTCCAACGAGATTGTGTCGGGCACCTATTCGCTTCCCCACCTCGTGCTCTTTACCAAGTGCTCGAACCTCTCCAACAACCTCGAGATTCACATGAAGAACGACTGGTTCATCATGATTCGGTACGTCATTGCGAACCTCGGCGACATCAAGCTCTGCCTCATGCCGTGCTCTGCGTAATTTCCGGGGAAAGAGAAATGGCGAAGACTCGCAGGAATACCTCCTCCGGTGGAGACATCGTGATGTGCCTGTTGACCATCCGCAACCAGATCAAGCTCTACCACTGGCAGACCAAGTCGTTTGCGCGTCACACGGCCACCGATGCTCTGACGGCCTCGCTGGATACCAACATCGATGCATTCGTGGAGTCCTATATGGGACGCTACGGACGCCCCAAGGTGTCGGGGTCGATCAAGCTTCATAATTTCAGCGAGTCAGCGGCGCGCACCTTTGTCGCCACGCAGACGACGTACCTCACCAAGGTGCTTCCCAAGAAGACCGGCAAGGATGATACCGACCTCCTCAATCTCCGCGACACGATCCTCGGCGACCTGACCAAGGTTCTCTATCTCTTTACATTGGCTTAGCGAATCCGATACATATTTGTGATGATACCTGGCGATGCCGGATAGGCATTGTCACCCGACCCACCTGCTGCGATATAGTTCACAATGACATTCTGAGTTGTCGCCAAGGCTGCGACCTGAACGAAGTCTCCTGCATTCATCTCCAAGAGATACTCGCATGTAATGACACCCTCCTCTCCGTTCTTCACGACCGTATAGGTGGCAGTGTCCGCGACATTCGTTCCATTGACCTTGAGCCAAATCGTAATTCCAGCGTTCCCGTTGTTCCCGACA